GAGCAGAGGTACTACAACGGTCCGGTGACCCTTGAAGAAGCGGAGTCTTATATCACTTCCGGCCTGGTCAGTACGGCAAGAAATTATGTGGCCATCGGCTACTGGCTACGCCGGATCCGTGACGGAAAATTGTACGAGGAAGAGGGACATCAGAATTTTGAGCAGTACGTGCATGAAAAATATGGCAAAGACAAGGGATGGGCGAGTAAGTGCATCAAGGTGAACCAGCAGTTATCTAAGGACGGGGATTCCCCACTGCTGGACAGCCGGTACCGGGACTACAGCACTTATCAGCTGGTGGAGTTGGCTTACATGACAGAGGAGCAGCGGGAGCAGGCAACACCAGAACAGACTATAAAGCAGCTCCAGGAGATCCGGAAGCCGAAGGAGATCCCGTATTATGACATCGATGGCCAGCAGGAGATGGAAAAGGATTATCCGGAAGTGATCCCGGTTGTGATGTCACAACTTTTTCCGGGAGAAGAGATCCCGGAACAGGAAGAGCAGGAACCGCCGGTGGTGGAACAGGCAGAGATTTCCCAGTATTTTGAGATAGAGAAGGAAGAGGAGACGTCTGCTGCCGATGAGCCAGAAAATGCTGCCGAAAAGCAGCGGACCGGAAACTGCCTGTATGCCCCGAACAATTTGTGTACGCTTTCAGAAGAGGCAAAGCGAAGTCCTGGGATTGGAGAAGATTGTACCAACCATTGCTGTTGCGGATGTGTGAGGCATGGGGACTGTAAGATGGAATGCACAGTGTCAGCGGATCATTCAGAATTGCAAAATGTACTGGAAAACGATGTAGAAAAGCAGCAGGGAAAAGATCGGATAAAACCAGAAGAGAAGCAGGTAGATGTGAATTCAGAGGATTGCGAGGAAAGTGATGATGCATCATCGGCTGAGATAACAGATCTGCAACTTTTGAGAGATATGCTGGAAAGAAAGAAGCGATTACTGGCTACAAACCTTGCAATTCCTGGGATTGATGAATCGGACGAGCACATCCGGATGCAGAAGTTGGAAGTATCTGCGCTGGCGTCAGCGGTATGTGATCTGGAGAATCTCATCGAGCCGGAGGAGACTGTTGATGAGAAACCGGAGCAGCCGGAACTTCCTTACTTGCGAAACAATGATCAGAGGGCTGCTTTTATTGACGCTTATGAGTCCTGGCCGTTATGGATCGAGACAAAAGAAACCGGAGAACGGTATTATCGGTATGATTTGCCAGATGGAACCAGATTTGTGGTGAAAACATACCACTCGATGCTGTATGACTATAAAGCAGGAGTTGGGATGCGATACAAAGAGGGATATGGAGCAAACGAACAGTATATTTTGGAACCCGGAAAGTTCTTCCGGGACTGCCAGAGTAACCGGTCATCCATGATTGAAAAATTAAAAGAACTGCAGAAAAGGGAGAAAGAATCATGATAGGGTTGGGAGTAAAGAATCCGATCCGAGAAAAGGAACTTCAGCGATTGAAGAATTCTATCAAGATCGGTGACAGGATCAACGTTAAAACCTTGAAAGTCAGCCAGGGCAGACACGCATCTGGTGCTACCAGCGCTATGGCAGTGGTGAGAGGAGCCGTGGTGGCGAAGTATCCACATCTGGTGCTGGTGGTGCTTTCAAGTGGCTTAATGGAAAGTGCGACATGGGCGGAGCTGGCGGTGCAGAAGAGAGAAAAAAGCCAGAAAGGCAGGTGTTAGCAGATGGGAAAGATGACTCTTACAGAGGCAATCAATCATGCAAGAGAAGTAGCAAAAGATCATAGGGAGATTTGCACAACTACAGATATCGGATGCGACAAATTTTCAAAATGTATTAAATGCGCCGAAGAACATGAACAGCTTGCTGAGTGGCTGGAAGAATTAAAAAAACGCAGAGAAGCGGAACCCAGTCGGAATGGCTGGATTCCAGTTTGTGAGAGGTTACCAAAATCAGAAGGATATGTACTTGTGTCATTTGAAAATTTCACCATTCCGGACATTGCACGATATGAAGTTGACGAAAATGGAAGTGGGGCATTTTATCCAGGTGATGAGGATAAGAGTTACATATCATTCGGATTGTTTGTAAATGCCTGGATGCCGTTGCTGAAACGGTACAGAGGAGAGTAAGTATGGCAAGAAATCGATATGAAGGATACTGTTACTGTTGTGGTCAATATGTTCCAGTAGGGTATGGGCATTTTGAGAGATATCATGGCAGATGGAGAATCAAATGCGTGAAATGTGCTAGTGGGCGAATAGTAAGAGATACAGATAGAGAAGTGAAGAGAGCGAAGAAATTGAGAGGTGAAGCAGATGAAGAGACAGATTAATTTTGAAACTGCTATGGAGTTGGCGAAGAGAGGTCGGGAGGTATTTACATTAACGCCAACAGACGGCAGTGACTCATGGGCTTTAATGGAGCCTGGAACGTTGCAGGAAATGTTGGAAGGTGTCCTGTTCTTTGAGGAGACGGACGAACCGATTCCGGCAAAAATTGAAGTAGATAATAGTACACTGGAATGGCTTCAGAAACGGTTTGAAACAGCTAAGTAGAGTCAATATGCGTTAACTCAATTAGGAGTTGAATTAAGTCGAGTTAATTCAATTAAGAGCTGAGTTAAATTAAAAATTACTTGGGAGTTGGAGGTGAGACCAGTGGACAGGCAGATTCTGGTAGATTACATAGATGCCTGTAAGGTTGTTGATGATACCAAGGAGGAAATCCGGAAACTGAAGAAAAATAGAAAACGAATCTTGACAGATACTGTAAAAGGTTCATCGCATGATTTTCCGTATACACTTCAGACATATCGGACAGAGGGACTTGCTTATTCAGTGGTGAAAGACCCGGATGAGTTGGATCGGCTGGAGGTGGTGTTAAAAGAGCGGTTGCAGAATGCAGAAAGAATCAAACGCCAAGTAGAGGCATGGTTGAATACGATTCCTATGAGGATGCAGCGGATTATCCGGTACAGAATTTTTGAGGACCTTCCGTGGAGCCAGGTGGCTGTGAGAATGGGAAGAAGAGCAACCGAGGCAAGTGTCAAAATGGAATATCTGAGATTTATGGGTAAAAAGTAAAGTTTGTTACGATTGTTACACATGTTACGAATCAAAATGTTATAGTGTAACCTGAAGCCAAAGGCATACAGCTGACAGCTTCCCCCACAAGCGGCGGGTCAGCAGAAGCCCGCCGCCAACCCCTTTCGGAACGTAGCTCAGAGGCAGAGCAGCTGGCTTATATCCAGCGTTGGCGGGGGTTCGAGTCCTTCCGTTCCGATTTGCCTGGTTTAAGGGTTCTCCACCCGGACGTTCCAGGTGCATGAAAGACATCCTTGTGAGAGGGTGTCTTTTTAGGTTGTAAATGAATATTATTTGATATAAAATAAAAGAAAAATGTTAAAATGGAGAAATAAAATGAAATCTGATATCATTTTTATAATTGCAGTTATTGTTCTTGCTGTGCTTATGTATATATTACTCTTTTGGCTGATTATAGATACATTTGAGACAAGACGGTATAAGAGTGAGTATAAATCAACAGTTGAGGCTATAAAAAGCATATTGCAAACTTATTTTAGAACACGGAATTACGATGAATGTATTTTAGAAATTGATATTCTTTTTAGAAATCACATTATGAAGAATGAAAGATTGAAAAAGGAATTCAATAATGTTGTAGTGCTATTAGAATGTCATATATTAGACATAAATTCAGGCAAGATAAAAATAGAATGTGGGAATATTGACGATTATAAAATTGCTACTAGTGAATTCTTGGCTGAGCATCAACTACGAAATCCCTTGGAGCAAATCAAGGGCACTGATTTTTTAATATTAAAACAATTGATAGACTGTTTGGAAAGCCAAAAAGTGGATGAGGGAAAAACAGTTGTTAATCGTATTGCAGTAGAATTAAAAACGCTAAAAGATAGCAATTTAGAGAATGAAAAAAATAGTAAGAAGCAAGACGCAATGACTAAAGTGGGATTAGTTTTATCAGTTGTGTTTGGATTAATGACTTTTATACAGTTTTTTACATAAAACGCATGCAGTTATATATGGAGCCACCACCGCGTGGCTCTTTTCTTATGCCCAAAAGTGAGTTTTTAGCTCCCTATTTTTCGATTATAATAGGTATTGTGAAAAAAATTAAGAAAGCGAGGTGAGTCCAAATGACAGAAAAACAGAGAATCTTTGCAGATGAATATTTAATTGATTTGAATGCCACGAGGGCTTACAAGATCGCTTATCCAAGGGTAAAAAACGATGAGGTGGCAAGGGCAAACAGTAGCAGGATGCTAACAAATGCTAACGTTGCATCTTATATTGCAGAGCGGATGGAAGCACGTCAGAAACGCACGGAGGTTACTCAGGACAGGGTGATCGAGGAACTGGCAGCCATTGCCTTTGCCAGAGCTACGGATTTTGCACAGATCGTAAACGGCAACGTGGTCTTGACGGATACAGCAGATCTAACCGAAAGCCAGATCAAAGCCATTGCCGGGATTAAAGAGGGCAAGTTTGGTATCGAGCTGAAACTGAACGATAAAGAGAAAGCCCTGGAACTTCTGGGACGGCATCTGGGCATGTTTAAGGATAAACTGGAGGTTTCCGGTCTGGATGAAGAGAAGAACAAGCTGGATGATATCCTACAGCAGATGAGGGGAGGTGGTTAGCTCCATGAGTTCTGAAAGATTAGTTTTATCAAGGAAATACAAAGCATTTTTGAAATGTGATGCGCCAGTAGAATTCCTGGAGGGTTGACACCACGGCAGCAGGCAAGACCACAGTAGGACTCTTCAAGTTCATGCTGAAGGTAGCAGAATCACCGAAGAAGCTGCATATCATCGCTGCCAAGGACACAGGTACCGCAGAAAAGAACATTATCAACAAAGACCTGGGAATTGTGGATGATTTCGGCATGCTGGTCGAATATAACGGCAATGGTACCAAGGACGATAAGATCTCCCATATTCTGTTTCATACGTCCAGTGGAGATAAGGTCATTTATGTGATGGGCTATGGTGATAAGAAGAAGTGGCAGAAGGCCCTTGGCGGTCAGTATGGCTGCCTGTATATTGATGAGATCAATACGGCGGATATTGATTTTGTACGGGAAGCTGCCATGCGATGTGATTATCTCATGGCTACACTGAATCCGGATGATCCGTCACTGGCTGTTTATAAAGAGTATATCAACTGCAGCAGGCCGCTTCCGGAATGGGAGGCAGAGACACCGCAGGAGATCAAAGACGAACTGAGAGAGGAACCAAAACCCGGCTGGGTGCATTGGTTCTTTTCTTTTGCCCATAATTTGGGTTTACCAAAAGAGAAGCTGGAGAAGATCCTGGCCAATACGCCCAAAGGAACGAAGATCTGGAAGAATAAGATCCAGGGGCTTCGTGGAAAAGCCACAGGATTGGTATTTCCAAACTTTGACCGGAAGAAGCACGTGGTTACTGCTGCATGGGTGAGATCAGAGGTGAAGGCTGGACGGATCCGTTGGAAGAAGTTTACATGCGGATTGGATACAGCGTATTCCAGCAAATCCCCCGATACGATTTCCATGCTATTTCAGGGAATCACAACAGACCGCCGTCTGATCACGCTGGCAGAAAAGGTTTATAACAATGCGAACTTAGAAAATCCCATTGCGCCCAGTGATACGGCGGTGAAAATGGTAGCGTTTCTGGAGCGGTGCAGGGATGAATGGGGATTTGCGAAAGATGTGTATATTGATAACGCTGACCAGGCGACGATGACGGAACTGAAAAAGTATAAGCGGCTGAACAACTGTCTTTACAATTTCTGGGACGCATATAAAAAGCTGTGTATCCTGGATCGTATTAAGCTGCAGCTGGGCTGGATCCAGCAGGGGTGTTATCTGGTGGTGGATGAATGTCCGGAGCATTTGGCAGAACTTGAAAAATACAGCTGGAAAGAAGACAAGGACGAGCCGGAAGACCGGAATGACCATACGATCAATGCCAGCCAGTACGGCTGGATTCCCTACCGGTCCATGATAGGTTTTGAGGAGGATAAGAAATGAGGTGGTTGGAAAAGATGAGTGACAATATTCGCCGTGGTGTAAGAAGCTGGCTGCAGATCCAGCCGGCGAATTCGTACAATATCCAGATCCGGGAAATGATGGATTTTGAGACCAACGCGATCCGCAACCGGATCTGGTACCGTGGTGATGGGAATGAGTTGGAACAGTTGTATGGAAGTCTGACGGAATACGCGGACAAATATAAGTTCTGGGCTAGTAAAAGCACCCCTGGAATGGATATGCGCAAGATCCATACGGGCTTGCCACAGTTGATCGTCAAGGTCCTGACGGCGATCGTGCTGTCAGATATAAATGATTTTGAGTTTGACAGCGATAAGCAGGAAGAAACCTGGAAGTCCATAGAAGAGCAGAACCATTTCCGGAAGAAAATGGAAAAGGCATTAAAGGAGATCCTGTACATTGGAGATGGGGCCTTTAAAGTGACCATAGACACTGCAGTAAGCGAATATCCCATTCTGGAATGGTATCCAGGCGAACGGATCGAGATCATATGTCAGCGAGACCGGGTGTATGAAGTAATCTTTAAAACTCCTTATGACATGAAGGGGCGGCGCTATGTGCTGAATGAGAGATATGGATATGGTTATATCATCAATGAACTGTATCTGGATGAGAAGCTGGTCGACCTGAAGGTATTGGAACAGACCAGGGATCTGACAGACTGGCAGTTTGACCGTAAGATCATCCTGGCGGTGCCGGTGTATGTGTATGAGTCTGCAAAATATGAAGGACGTGGCGGCTCCATCTACGATGGGAAACTGGATAGTTTTGACACGTTTGATGAAGTGTGGTCCCAGTGGATGGATGCGGTTCGGGCAGGCAGGGCAAGAACGTATGTGCCGGACTGCCTGGTACCCAAAGACCCGATGACTGGTGAGCCAATGAGGCCGAATCCATTTGATAACCGCTTCTTCGCCGGAGATAACAACATGGATGAAAAGGGAGAAAATAAAGTACAGACCGATCAACCGGTTATCCCACATGACAGTTACCTGGCATCTTATGTAACGGCGCTGGATCTGTGCCTGCAGGGCATCATCAGTCCAAGCACTCTTGGCATCGACACCAAGAAACTGGATAATGCAGAGGCGCAGAGAGAAAAGGAAAAGACCACGCTGTATACCAGAAACGCGATTGTGGAAGCTTTGCAGGAAACACTTCCGAAGGTGGTCAGTGCTGCTGTGAATGCTTACAATATCCTGATCAGACAGCCGGTAGAAGAGGTGAAGGTAGACATTCCTTTTGGAGAATATGCCAACCCATCATTTGAGAGCCAGGTGGAGACCGTGGCAAAGGCACGTCCTGGTGTGGCACTGATGAGCGTAGAAGCCCAGGTGGAAGAGCTTTACGGTGATTCCAGGGATGAGCAGTGGAAACAGGAGGAAATCGCCCGACTGAAAGCGGAACAGGGAATTGCAGAGGTAGAAGAACCGGGAGTCAATATGGCTGCCGGTATTTTTGATGTTAGTCTAGGAGGGGAAGGAAATGCAGGTCAAGGTAATGAACCGGATGTACAGAATGAGCCTGGCAGAGTACCAGGGACTTCTGGCGATAGCCAGTGAGCAGGTTCCGTTTGGGGTGTATGCGATTGAGAAAAAAGGGTATGCAGAACTAAGAAATGATCATTGCAGGAGCAAGACCCAGTTGAAAAATCTGATCCGTGGATTTAAAAGTCAAGGATTTACGGTATTGTCAAACGATGGTCAGATGCGAAAGCCTGCTGGACAGGACGCTGCGGAAGGAGCGTTGATGAGTGCAACATGACGAATATGATCTTGCGGAGGCGTTTGAGCGGATCGAATATGAGCTGATGTCTTCCATGATCCGGAATATGGACCGGCACCGGGCAGAAGAGACTGAGGAAGGCTATAACTGGTCCATGTGGCAGGCGGAGCAGCTGAAAGCCCTGGAAAAGTATAAGAAGAATAACCAGAAAAAGTATCAGAAGCAATTTAAAAGTATCAACGCCCAGATTGAGAAAGTGATCCGGCAGGCAAGGCAGAAAGGAAATATGCAGCAGGAGATCCGAATCCTCCAGGCCATAAAGAAAGGCTGGAAGGTTCACGGAAAAAATAAATCTCCTGCACACGATGCAATGACGGCAGAGTTCTTTAAGCTGAATGACCGGAAGTTGGATGCGCTGATCGAAGCCACTACGCACGATATGGAAGCTGCGGAAACAGCAGTGCTCCGCAAGGCCAACGATGATTACCGCAAAGCCATATTCAATGCGCAGGTGTATGCCAACAGCGGCGCTGGAACCTACGAAAAGGCCGTTGACATGGCCACGAAGGACATGCTGTCCCGTGGTCTCAACTGTGTGATGTACGCAAACGGGGCAAGGCATACCCTAGCCGATTATGCGGATATGGCGATTCGGACAGCCAGTAAGCGGGCGTACCTGCAGGGCGAGGGTGAAAAACGCCAGGAATGGGGAGTGACCACGGTCATCATGGCAAAGCGCGGAAATCCATGTCCCAAGTGCCTCCCCTTTGTCGGTAAGGTCCTGATCGATGATGTGTGGAGCGGTGGTCGGAGTGATGGAGTGGATCCAGAGACCGGGAAGAAATATCCTCTGATGAGCTATGCCATCAGCAAAGGGCTTTATCATCCACGATGTAAGGATTCGCACACTACATATTTTCCTGGCATTTCCACTGCAGATGATACCTGGACAGAGGATGAACTGAAAAAGGTTGGTCTGCAGGCAAAACGGGAAGCCAGACAGCAGTATGCACAGCGTCAGGCCGAGAAGTATGATCGGTTGGCCAGATATTCACTGGATCCAGAGAACAAGAATGCCTACGCAGTAAAGAGGAATGAGTGGAAAGACATTGCAAAAGATTCAAAGAATGGTACAATGGAATTATCATTAAATGATCAGAGAGCGATTTTATCATATAAGAGCTTTGACTCATTTACAATCAATGATGCATTGAGAAGAATGAGAAGTGTGGAAGACTTGACTCTGGAACAGCAGCAATTCATATCAGATTTAGATAATGCTTTGAAAAAAGTACCGAAGTATGAGGGAACATTGATACGAACGGTTGACTTTTCTGATTATCCAGACACTGCTGACCTGGAACTTGAATTTGTATCTAAATTTGTTCCTGGGGAAACTATTGAAATTCCGCAGTACTGGAGCACAGCGAAAAGCGAAGGTTATAATGATAATGCAAAGATAAAAATTTACATTGAAAATTCGCGAAGAGGAAGAGATATCAGCTCAATTGGTTTAGATGAAAGAGAAGTACTGTATGAACGTAAAAGCACTTTCGTGGTAAAAAATAAAATAAACCAAGATGGAAAGTGGTACATTCTGTTACAGGAGGGATAGGATGTCGTTGACAGCAAGGGAGTGGTTGTTGTTGCCAAAACAGGAACAGCAGCGAAGAGGAAAAGAGCTTTCCAGTGAAGAATGTTTTAAACTTCGAATGGACTTGAGCGAAATTCATTTTACAGAAGAAGAAAAAATGAAAATGACAGATGAAGAGAAAGAACACTTCATTCATCCGCAACAACTTTCCGAAGAAGAAAAAGAAAAAAATGCAAGAAGCAGTTTTGATGTCATGAAGCAGTTTGGGATACTTCCGCAAGAAGCAACGTATGATGAGTGGAAAAAGCGAGGGAGACCTCTCAATTGGAAGTAAATATAAACATTGATCTAATACCACCAGTCAGTAGGCCGGTGGTATTTTTGTACCCATTTTTAGGAAAGAGAGGATAAGAAGATGAAGAAAGCAATGCTTAGTCAGCCAATGGCCGGGAAAACAGATGAGGAGATTATTACAACCAGGGAACAGGCAATCAAGGCACTGGAAGCCAAAGGCTATGAAATTGTGAATACGTTGTTTACTGATGAATGGTACAGCAATGAAAAGATGAAAGAACGTGGAGTGGTACAGATTCCTCTTTGCTTTCTTGCTAAAAGTCTGGAAAATATGTCCCTTTGTCATGCAGCTTATTTCTGTAAGGGTTGGGAAAATGCCAGAGGGTGCAGGATTGAGCATGATGCAGCGGTAGCCTATGGGTTAGATGTGATCTATGAAGCATAATTGCGACGTCGCAAATGAAAGAGGGCGATCGTATGGGGCTTATATCATGGATCAGGCAGAGGTTCTTCAAAAAGAAAGAATGCTGCCACCACTACCGCAAGCATTGGAGCCGGGCTTCCGGTCCGTATGGCGGTTATGTAAGACGTTGTACCAAATGTAATAAGATCGAGCAGTAAGCACGCAGGAGGTGGGGATATGAATCAGGGCTTCTATGAATTTATCGTTCCAGTGATAGTATCATTTGTAACAGTACTGGTACTACATGTATTATTGCCTCTGTAATGATGGTTACGATAATAGGGCATATAATAGAGCATTTAAAAAATTCCATGAATTCATGAAAGCAAAATGTACCATATGATCTTCCAGGCTCAGTTAAGTAAAACAGTTCCGGACAGGTGTCATAAGGAACTTTAACTAAGCCATTGTTTTCAAGATCTTTGATGATCAGAACAGCTTCACCGTCATCACAGATGTGGAAATTCCGGGCGAGTTCAATTCCGGAATGATATTTTCCCTGAATGGTCGGGGCAGTCCTGGAAGCCGCTTTGAGCAGTTTGCGGGAACGTTTGGAAAGATACATAAGTTTCACCTCATTTTATTTTGTATAAGACAAGTATAGCACGCAGGCAAGTTTTGGGTGGTATTTTTATACCCTAGCGAAATGGAGGTGCATCATTTGGAATGTTTGATTCAGGGAGATAACAAACCAATCATTCTTGAATTTGATGAGAATATAGCGAATATAGAACAGATCAGCGCGGTTTTATATGGGGATCAGAAAGAATATAAGCGGTGGGATGAAAAATCAGCAGTGATGGAAAATGATGAGATCCAGCTTCCATTATCCCAGGAAGAAACGATCGCAATCGACAGCGACTATGTAAAACTGGAAATAAAGCTGGTTTCAAACGGGATAATAGAGTTCTTTGAGATTATCCCGATGCGTATTCGGAAGAGAAAAGACGAGACCGTGTTTGAGTTGGGAGGTGGTCAGTCATGAAACTCGCCAAAATAACTGCTTCTGGTCCTGCAAAGAATGTGAGAAATACACAGCCAGTTATTTACCAAAAAGGGTATTCTCCATTCATACAGGGCGGAACGTGGTGGCAGTACGATGAAGGGGTAAAAGGATATATTGATACCGGTATCCCGGCGCAAGGACCAACAGGAGAACAGGGGCCTATGGGGGAACAGGGAATAAAAGGGGATACTGGAGAAACTGGCCCGGCTGGACCTAAAGGCGACGTGGGCGCGATAGGACCGAAAGGAGATAAGGGAGATAAAGGAGATGCAGGCGCAGCCGGAAACATTGGGCCACAGGGACCGCGTGGGGAGAAGGGAGATGCTGGAGAAAAGGGTGATGTTGGAGAGACTGGTCCACAGGGTAAACCTGGGGAAGCTGGCCCCAAAGGAGAAACAGGCGAGCCTGGAAAAGATGGTGTAAGTCCTACGCTGAGTATTGGCAGCATTACCGGTGGACATCGTATTACGATTACGGATGCAGCTGGGAGCAAGTCATTCGATGTAAAGGATGGAGAAAATGGCAAGGATGCCAGTATTACAAGTGCGGCGATTGTTAAGGCACTTGGATATACACCGTATAACCCAGATAAAACAAAGTTGGATGCATCGATGCTTACAGGTGGTCTAAACAGCATTGTAAATAATGCGAATGCAATATCCATCAATCCCGCAATCAATGGAGAAGGTTTTACTATTCAGCGTGGAGGAAAGGTTAAAATATCAATTGATGGATATGAATTTGAAGTTATCGAAAATGCAGTAAAAAGTTTATTCGATGGTTCAAGTAAAACATATATAAATTTTGCTCAACCAGGTACTTTTGCGAGTTCTGACTTTATAGACTGGAGTTCTACGAAAACATATTCTGCAGGGGCGTATGTGCGATATTTCTTAAATGGTGGAACAACAGGAAAATATTACTGGTTTAAAGCACTTGTTGAGAATACAAATGTAGTACCGCTCAATGATGAAACGGGAACGTGGAAATTCGTATCGGTTAATACAGAAAATTATTATGCAAGCATTGATTTCACGCAATCGCTCATTGTGATCGAGATTGAATTTCCAGATAGTATCCGGTATGAAAATGGCCTTTCTTTATACTGGCGTACACAGTTACAGAACGCCAAGTATATCAAGGTTGAGAAGTATGATGATAAGGCCGGATGGGGGTTGGTGGCAGAAGAGAGCGGCCTAAAGCCTACACAGGTAGTAAATACATATTATCTTGGAAATGCCAAGGTGAGTCAGGGAACACAGCAAATTCTTAGAATAACGTTTACTCCGACGAGCACATCCTGGTGTGCGCTTTGTCAGATCGCCATAACAGGCTTAGTGGGTGGCATCGAAGGAACATTAGTAAGCCGTGGAGGAAGTTCTATGTTTGGAAACCTTGAACCATATAAGGACAACATGGTTGATTTAGGAAAATCCACTGCCGAATGGAGGAGTGTATATACCAGGAAACTGACCATTGGAAATACTGCTGTTACGGAACCACAGCTGCAGGCTTTATTGAAGTTGCTCTAAAAAAGATATAGAAAGTCATTGAGTTATTAACACGCAGGCAGGACCTGGGTGTTATTTTTATGCCCAAACGCGAGTATGGCTCTAAACTCTGCGCGGCCGGTGACACCGATGAAAATGGAAAAGCAGCAGGAGTGACACTCCCAAAATGGAAAGGAGGCCATTATCATGGCAGAACCAAATCAGAATCAGAACCAGCAGACTCAGCAGAGCGCAGGAAGCGCCGGAGATCCAGCACAGCAGCAGAATCAGACAAACCAGCAGAATGGAACACCAGCAATCGACTATAGCAAGATTCAGCAGATGCTGGAAGGCACATTGGCGGCGAAGGAAGATACCGCACTGAAAGCGTATTTTAAGCAGCAGGGACTTAGTCAGCAAGAGGTAGAGCAGGCGATTGAAGCCTTCAAACAGCAGAAAGCTGCGAATACTCCTGATGTTGGGGCTATGCGGGTCCAGGTAACACAGGCGCAGGAAGCGGCCAGACAGGCACAGATCCAGAGCGCGGCAGTGATGGCAGCAGTGGATCTTGGGATTGATTCTAAGACCATTCCGTATGTCCTGAAAATGGCTGATCTCAGTCAGGCAGTGGGGAAGGACGGAAAGATCAATGAAGAGACTTTAAAAGCAGCACTGAATAAAGTCCTGGAAGACGTTCCGGGATTAAAGCCACAGGCAGCTGGAGCAGCCGGTTTTGTGCAGGTTGGCGCAGCAAGTGGCAGTGCAGGAGCCGGACAGTCTCAGCAGGCAACACAGACACAGCAGACAGGAGTTCCAACAAAGAGATGGAACCGATTCAACTAAGAAAGGATAAGGTGAGTATATGCCAAATTTAAACTATGCACAGGTGTGGGAGCCGGAACTGTTAGAGATTCTTATGCAGGGAACATTAACCTCCCCGTTTGTAACCAGTAATGTAAAATGGCTGGACGCAAAGACCTTCCATTTTACACAGATGTCCACTTCCGGATATAAAAACCATAGCAGAAACGGCGGTTGGAACAAGGGAGATTACACCCAGAAGGACGTACCGTTTACACTGACCCATGACCGGGATATTTCCTTCCTGGTAGATAAAGCAGATGTGGATGAGACCAATGCAACTGCTTCCATCCAGAACATTTCCAGAATTTTCGAGCAGACCCAGGTGGTGCCAGAGACAGACGCCCTGTTTTTCTCCAAGGTGGCACAGGCGGCGCAGAAACAGGATGGATATCATTCTTCCACTGCGGCAGCCGGTTACACGAAGGCGAAAGTATTCGGTATGCTGAAAGATATTCTTGGAAAGGGGAAATTGAGAAGATATAAAGCCAACGGCACGCTGGTGATGTATGTTTCCAGCGCTATCATGGATGCCCTGGAACAGTCCACAGAGTTTACCCGCAAGATCGAGATGACCCAGATCGCAGAGGGCGGTATGGGCATTGAGACCCGTGTAACAGACATTGATGGGGTTCCGATCATGGAGGTTGTGGATGATGAGCGTTTTTATGATGCTTTTGACTGGGAGCCGGAGGCGGGCGGCTTTTCTCCACTGAAAAAGGTCACTGGCGACAGTTCACCGGTAACTGGAGCCCACAAGATCAATGTGCTGGTTGCCTGCGGACAGACCTGCAAGATCGTGCCGAAGATCTCCAGCATCTATTATTTTGCACCGGGTGCTCACACAGAGGGAGATGGTTATCTGTATCAGAACCGTTCCCTGTCTGATGTATTTGTCTTCCCAAATGGTAAGGACGGCAATGTGGACAGCGTATACGTGGATGTGGACACCACAGAATATACCGGTGCATAGTCTGGAGGTGATCTTATGGCCTATGAGCCGTATGCAACACCAGATTATTACCGACAGGAGTATTGTGGGAAGATTGTGCCTGAGGATGAGCTTGAAAAAGCTCTCCGTCAGGCCAGCCGTCATATTGATTCCCTGACCTACAATCGGATTGCAGGGCGGGGATTTTCTAATTTGACCAGCTTTCAGCAGGATCTGATCCGGGAAGTGGTGTGCCAGCAGGCAGATTTTGAAACGGAAAACGCGGATGAGATCAGTACCATTCTTCAGGGCTACAGCATCAATGGCGTATCCATGCAGTTTGGCAATTCCTGGAATGTTTTCACAGGCAAGGGAGTGGCAATGAAACGAGATGTGTATGCCATGCTGTGTCAGACGGGTCTGTGCTGCCGTTTAGCGAGGTGAGATGATGAAATACCCATGTTTAATACCGAAACGGCTCTGTAAGACTCCTGTACATGTACATTTGGAGTCAGAGGAGCTGAGTAATCTGGGAGAACCGAAATACT